AGATATGGGGACAAACAGAACTCATTCATGCCAATGGAGTTCTAGAGTTTCACAGAATAGAATTTAAAAAAGGTTTTAAGTGTTCAGAACATGAACACAGATATAAATGGAACGGATTCTTTGTTGAATCGGGCAAGATGCTTGTCCGTGTTTGGCAAGATGACCAAGGATTGGTCGACGAAACAATTCTTGGACCTGGAGACTTTACACAGGTAAAACCTGGTAAGGTACATCAGTTTGAAGGCATTGAAGATGGAGTTGCCTTTGAGTTGTACTGGGCGGAGTTTAACCATGATGACATAGTTAGACGCACGGCTGGTACTAAAATAGAGAAATAAGAGATCCAATGGGTAACCTAATATACGAAAGGGTTGAAGATACAGTATTTGCTAGAGACCCTGACAAGCCAGAAGTTCCAAGATGGATAATTTCTGGTCCTGCACAAAAAGGATTATTTGAAGATTTTAACAATTGGCAGGATATGATTGATGCAAGTAAAAAGTATCCAACAATCAAAAAACAACTTGACAAATTAGAGATTTTGTGGTACACTATAAAAGATGAACAAGACACGTAAACTTCCGCTAAATGAAATTTTTATGGCAATGGATTGTAATGTTAAATCCGCCTATAAAGATTGGACTGATGAAGAACGAAAAGAATTAAACTTTTGGTTACTGAATCGTTATGCTAGTTCTGTTGCAGGTAATAGAGATGCTCAAGAATGGGCCGTTGTTGCAACAAATGAATATTACAATAAGAACTGGAACGTACTAGGAACTAGACATCCGCAACTGCAATGGCAGTTATTGTGTGCTACACACAACGCACAGGCACAACCACGTAGACACGTATGGATGGGTTTGAAGCAAAAAGGATCTGATAACAAAACTATGAAATGGTTATTAGATCAATTTCCAAATATGAAAAAAGACGAGGTAGAACTACTTGCTACAATATCTACAAAAAAAGAATTACAAGAATATGCAACCGATCTTGGACTTGAAAAGAAAGATGTCAAACTCTGATAAACCATTTGTATGTCCTTATTGCGGTGTTGGATACACTAGAGAAAAAACTCTCATTGCTCATATGTGTGAGCCTAAACGTAGACACTTGCAAAAAGATGAGAAACGTGTACAACTTGGCTATCTAACATTTAATAGATTTTATAAACTATGTCAAAAGACAACAGAAAACAAAACATATGAACAGTTTTGTAAAAGTCCCTACTACAATGCATTTGTAAAATTTGGATCGTTTGTAAACAATGTAAGACCTTTATATCCTGAAAAGTATATTGACTATGTTGTTACAAGCGGAGTAAAACTAGATCATTGGTGCAGAGAAGAAATGTATGAACGTTATGCACTAGATCTAATATTAAAAGAAGACGTTACTACTGCACTAGAACGTAGCATTAAAACTATGATGGACTGGGCAGATGAAAACGAATCACAGTGGCAACACTATTTCTTATATGCAAGTTTGAATAGAGTAACACAACATATAAGAGATGGAAAGATTAGTCCGTGGTTACTTTTAAACTGCAAGTCAGGTAGAGAAATGTTAAGTAAAATGAATGATGAGCAGTTACAAATAATTAGTAATGTTATGAATCCAAATCATTGGCACATTAGATTTAAACGTCATGTAGCAGATGTAGAACTAGTAAAAGAAATAGTAAAAGAAAGTAACTTATGAGTGATAAAATATTAGTCAGTAATCATATTGGTCCTGAAGGCGAAAGTGTAGATCGTTTGTATGGTGCTTCGGCAAGTGGTGGACAAGACAGATTGGTAAACAAAGATTACACAGAGTATAAAGGAAAGATACACAAGAAGTCTATAACTTGTAAAGACTTAAATGGCGATAGGTTTAGAAGCCATGTGTATGTAACAGATGACAACAGATGGTTTAATAGAGCAGGTCAGCCAATAGACAAACCAAATAATTTAGTAGAAAAAACGGTTGACAATTCTACAGAAAGTGTGTTATAATAATTTATGAAATTAAATCCAAAATATGTATTTTTCTTTGCAACACTTACAATAGGGTTGCTAGTAAGTTTAAGTGCGAATGCTTACTTGTTAAATGAATTATTAGAAATAAGAGAAATACTAGATATACAATATGAAACAATCTTTCAAATAATGAAAATGTTAGGTTTTAGATTTGAAGGAGCAGGAATAGGTGATACAATATAATGCCTGATATAGATATAGACTTTGCAGATAGAAGTGTAGTGCTAGATAAGATTAAACATCGTGTTGCTAAACTAGATACAGAAAAGAAACACAACACAGGAGTCTATGTCACAGAAATTCCGCATAATCCAGTTGATATGTTATCTACTATTGACTATGAAAAGGCTGAAGACAGAGGATATTTTAAATTAGATTTTTTAAATGTATCATTGTACAAAGACATAAAAGATGAAGAACATCTTTTAAGATTGATGAAAAAGGAACCAATGTGGGAACTACTACAACACAAAGAATTTACGGATCAACTATTTCATTTAAACGGACATGGGACGGTAGTGAAGAAACTTTGCCCTACTTCCGTGGAACAATTAGCATCAGTCCTTGCTATTATCCGTCCAGCGAAGAGACATCTCGTAAACAAGACTTGGAACGAGATAGAGAAGCAAGTATGGGTCAAGCCAAGTGATGGTAGTTATTATTTTAAAAAAGCACACGCCGTTGCCTATGCTCATGCTATTGTAGTGCAAATGAATTTGTTGTGCGAAGGAGTAACTAATGACAACTGAAGTAACATTTTTTACACAGTATGAAGAATTAAAAGAGGCAATGCCTCCTGTACAGGCAAGTAAGTTTTGGCCTGAATGGTTTAAGAAACAAGGCGGAGCAAAGAACTGGGAACTTGGTTCTGAGAAGAATGGTATGGCACCAGATGGTAGTCACCAAGATGGTTATCAAACTGTTAAAAGTTGTCCAGCAGTACTAGATGTATTGAACATGGGATATATTATTCCACTGTGGTGTGATTACAAAGTTAAAAGAATAGAAAAAAGTCAAGAGTGTCCACAAGGTATTGTATGGCGTATGCCTGCAGGTCCTTTTAACAATATGTTTGGTGCGGCAACACACCCACATGAACAGATGGACGCATATCCTTTTCCACCAGATACATTTGAAGGAACATTTAAACTTTTAAACCCTTGGGGTGTAAAAACTCCTAAAGGTTATAGTTGTTACGTATGTGCTCCGCACTACAACAAACACGGTAACTTAGAAATACTTAACGGTGTTATTGACACAGACATCTATCATGAACTACACGTAAACACTTGGTTCACTGCACCACTGAATGAAGAAATAACTTTGAATATGGGTATGCCCATTGTACAAATTATTCCATTCAAACGTGAGGAATATAAGATGGATATTAAAGTTGGTGATCATAGATCAATGCATAACAAGGTAACACAATTTATACATAATGCTATGTTCAAAGCACAACATTATCGCCCCAAATTAAGTCCTAAAAATTACAAATAGATAAATACAAGTAACAAAGAGATTCGCAAGTTGGGAGAAGGCGCCAACACGTTCGCCCAGTAGAAATACTAGGGCGGTTTTTTTTGACTTTATTTCCAGATAAATTATTTGCTAGGTTTTCTTACGAGTTGAACACTCTTACGTTTGATTCTTTTAATAGTTAAATTACTTAGATTTACTACTGGTCCTGCTGTTACTTTAACATCTTTTGTATTCATAGTTACTAGACAATGCCTAAATCTAGGAAACTCTTTAGGTAAAAAGATGCTAATAGGAATAGTCCTATTGCTTTCAAACCACCATGTTTCGCCCATATCTAAGAAGTGCTTACGTTCTGCATCATCGTTTAGCAGACTGTAAACGTACATACTAGTAACGTTATTATCCTGGTTGTTTATAATACCAACATATTCGTTACCACCGTATTGTACGATGCTTAAATAAGGAAATTTTGTCTCTATATCTTTCAATAACATTTTTCTAATAAATACTGTATGCAGTTAAGTTATAGATATTTAGTAAACCAAAAGGCCACTCTCATAGCAGATTTGGCAAACGCAACTACGGAGTATAGACCAGTGTACCAGAGAAATTTAAATGTGTACAGGGGGATTGATAACACCCTGACATTCGAAATAAAAAATCAAGATCAGAAACCTGTAAGTATATTAAATGTATACACGCCTAAGTTCATGGCATTTGATAGCACAGGAACTTTAATATTAGAAAAGACAGGAACAATCACAGAAACAACTACACCAAGTAAAGTAGGGCAGTTCACTGTAAATATCACTGCAAACGATTTACTAAATGTTGATTCACAATTTTTATCTTACAATGTACACTTAACTGATTCTAATAGCAACAATACAATCACATATTCAGGTGCAAGTTTTGATATGACTGGTACTATCCAAATTACATCTGAAGCATTTCCAGGACCGGCGGCCACTTATAGTATATCTACATTTACTGAATCAGATGTTGATTCAGGTGTATTCTATAGTGAATCTATTACAGCCGAACCGGCAAAGAATGGCAACGAAGCATTACATACTGCGGCAGTATACGGAACTAACCTTACTGCTGACATAACAATACAAGGCACTTTGGATAATCAAGTTACTGGTAACACCTATTGGGGAGACATAGCAACTTTGAATTTGGCTAATCCAACTACACCTGAGTATGTAAACTTTAATGGTGTATACTCACACCTTAGAGCCAAAATGTCAAACAAAACTTCTGGTACAGTAGATAAAATTTTAGTAAGAAATTAGTTGACTTTTAACTAGACTTATACTATAATAATAGTATGAGTGGTCTAGTATTTGAAACAATTTTGGCTCATTTGCCCGCCAAACGCAAAACGACACCAAGTGGGTGGACATCGTTCAATGCCCCTTGTTGTATCCATAATGGAACCACTCAAGATACTAGACAACGAGGCGGGTTAATCACAAACGCAGATGATGGCGTAAGTTATCACTGTTTCAATTGTGGCTTCAAGGCATCTTGGGCCAAAGGTAGAAAACTTTCATATAAAATGAGAACTTTCTTACAATGGCTCGGTGCCTCTGATGATGTAATAAACAAACTAGCATTACAAGTTTTACAATACAGTGAACAAGCAAGTCAAGAACTTATTGTTGAATTACCAAAGTTTAAAACTGTTGAATTGCCAGAAGGTGCAAGACCAATTAGTCAATGGGACGATTGGCAGGCATTAGAATCAACAGGTGCAGATGAAAACTTGGTTAAGATGTTTGACTATATACATTCAAGAGGATTGAATACAGATGATTATACATTCTATTGGACACCAAAGATAGGATATAGAGATAGATTAATTATTCCTTTTATGTATGATGATGAAGTTGTTGGATATACCGCAAGGAAAATTAATGGCGGTAGTCCGAAATATCTAAGTGAACAACAGCCTGGTTATGTGTTTAACTTTGATGCACAAAACTATAATAGACTTTTTACAATAGTTATGGAAGGTCCATTAGATGCAATAGGCGTAGATGGTGTTGCATTACTTGGAAGTGAAGTCAAAGATCAACAGGCACTACTGCTAAAAACTTTAAATAAAGAAGTAATACTAGTTCCTGACAGAGACGAAAATGGTAAACATCTAGTTGAACAAGCAATGGAACTAGGGTGGTCAGTAAGTATGCCTGAGTGGACAGAAGATATAAAAGATGTAAATGATGCAGTGATAAAGTATGGCAAAATATTTACACTACACTCAATTGTCAATGCAAAAGAATCTAACGAACTAAAAATCAAATTAAGGAGCAAACAATGGTTTGGTTAAAAAACATACTTTGCTATCCGATTAAAAAATATAAAAAATGGCAAGAGGATAGAAAGTTTAAAAAGAAAATAAAGGAACTTCAAAAGAAAGATCCTTTTATATACAAGTAATGGATGATATGAGACTTCCGCACGAAACAGAAAAGACCTATAGGGAAATAGAAGAACTATGGAACAAGTACATCATGGAACAAGGTCTTGATCCTTTAGAACTTGCAGGAATATTTACTGCTATTGCTATGAAGTCATATAAAGCAAATTTATCACCAGAAGACTTTGATGCTATAATGGAAGAGATATACGTAACAAAAGATTACACAGTAGGAATGAAAGGACCAACAAAACACTAATGACAGATTATATTAGACCCTTTGGACCAACAATCTATCGTGCTGAGATGGATAGTGAAGAACTTGCTATGTTTACAAAGTGTGCAGAGTATTCACTTGAAGAACCACAGCCACATGGACAACAACTTGCAGGTAATATTGCAAAACAATATCAAGCGAAGTTTGAGGACAGAGAAAAGTTTATGTCATTTGTACACAAACACGTTTCTGCTTTTACAAAATATGAAATGGAACGTGCTAATGAATTATTAATTAATCCTGTGAATACAGATGTTGATTGGAAACAAATGTATTTTAGTTTACACACAGGACCTTGGATAAACTATCAAGAAGCAAACGAATTCAACCCAATACATAGTCATAATGGTACGTTAAGTGCAGTAATTTATATAGACGTGCCAAAAGAAATACAAGATGAAGCCAATGACGGTTTGCCTACTAATATGAGATGCCCAGGCCAAATAGAATTCCTATATGGGTCTGACGTTGTAGGGTCAAGTGGTACACATAAGATAATACCAAAGACCGGAGATATATTACTCTTCCACGCAGGACTAAAACATCAAGTTTATCCTTTCAAGTCGAATGTCACTAGAGTAAGTATGTCGTTTAATGTGTTTGACATTCGCTATGGAAGGGAGGTCAAGGATGACTGAAATTAGAAACGGTATATTTAATGTTACTTCTAAGATGGCACAATCATCTTTCGGGTTAGCAGTAATTTATACACTAGGCCATATTGTGATCGCGGCTACTGTTGTTACTACTGTAACAGGAGCAAGTTGGTGGGAAGCAGGCACAGTTGCACTTATTGAGCCGGCAATTAATGGCGTATGGTTTTATGTTTTACACAAAATTTATACTAAACTAAAGGAGAAAAAATAGTATGTCAACACTAATACCTATGGTAGTTGAGCAAACTAGTAGAGGCGAAAGAGCCTATGACATTTATTCTAGATTGTTAAAAGATAGAATTATATTTGTTACAGGTCCTATTGAAGATAACATGGCGTCTAGTATTTGTGCCCAACTATTATTTTTAGAAGCAGAAGATAAAAATAAAGATATCAATATGTATATTAACTCGCCAGGTGGTATGGTAACCGCTGGGTTGGCTATGTATGATACAATGCAATATGTTAAACCAGATGTTAAAACAGTTTGTATTGGATTGGCCGCAAGTGCAGGTTCCTTACTATTAATGGCCGGTGCAGAAGGAAAAAGAATTAGTTTACCTAACAGTAAAATTATGATTCATCAACCTAGTGCAGGCTTTAGAGGACAAGCAACTGATATCGAGATCCATGCTAAAGAAATTTTAGAAACTAAGAAAAGACTAAATGAAATTTATGCTAAACACACAGGTAAACCATATGAAGAAATTGTTGATGCTATGGAGCGAGATAATTTTATGACGCCTGAACAAGCGGCAGAGTTTGGTCTTATAGATAGTATTGTGGAGAAAAGATAATGGTTGTATGGGGAATGGTAGGTAACAGTCACGACGCCAGTCTTGCAGTTTTCTTAGATGGAAAACTTGTATGGGCCAGTCTTGCAAAAGACTTCAGCGATGTACCAAACGACCCTAAACATAGTTGGACACAAATAAGTGTTGCTCTACAAAGTTATGGTCCACCAGATAAAGTTGTTTGGTATGAAAAGCCGATACTTAAAACTTTGAGACAGTATTGGGCAGGACAAGGTTGGTTGTTAAATGAAAACAACATTAAAAAATATCTTGCTCAATGGGATATTAATGTGCCTGTAAAATATATTCAGCATCATAAAAGTCATGCCGCATATGGTTATTACACATCAGGAAAACTAGATGCTTATGTAATGTGTTTAGATAGCATAGGAGAGTTTGAAACATTAACTTTATGGCACGGTAAAGGTAATAAACTTAAAAAGATTTATTCACAAAGATATCCACATAGTGTTGGATTATTTTATAGTGCTATGACAATGCGTTGCGGATTTAAACCTAATGCAGAAGAATATAAAATTAGTGAACTAGCAAAACAAATCAGTATTACAGAAAACTTGCCTTTAATTAATGATGTAATCAAAACATTTATTGATGGAGATTTGAGTGGTAAGATGCCTGGCGTACATTTCAAAGTTAATTTACACAAAGGTGCAAATTGGTACAAGCCTGATCTTACAACTGAAGACGATATGATTAGACTAGCCAATGCTACTCAAAGTGTTTTTGAAATGATTGTTATGTCAAATTCAAAATGGTTAAAGAACCAAAACTACTCAGCAACCAGAGACATGATAGTCACAGGTGGTTGTGCGTTAAATAGAGATGCGATGGATAGATTGCGTACTGAATGGAAAAGTGTTTGGGTACCACCAAACCCAGGAGATCCAGGAAGTTGTGTAGGTGCTGTTTTGGCAATGAACAAGAAACATATTGACTTTAATTCTAATATATGGTATAATAATGACAAGTAAAGAAATAAAAGAATTAGAAAAAAAGATTGACAAACTGCAAGAAACAGTTGAACGTCTTGAAAACAAATTGAATAAGCACATTGATTTTATTGATGATACATATGAAGGTTTACGCAATCCAATCAATGCCGCAAAGAAATGGTTAGGTAGATGAAGCAAAACGTTGACTACGGATTTGATATACAGAAAACATATTTAGAAATGATGTTGAGTGATGCACAAACATTTGTGCGTTGTCAAGGTATATTTGATCCAGAAAACTTTGATCGTAAACTTGCTCCAGCGGCAGAGTTTATACATAAGTTTGTACAAGAACACAACGTATTGCCTACAGAACAAATTGTAAATGCAAACAGTAAAGTAAAATTAGAAGTTCCTAAAGGACTTAATGAGCAACACTATGATTGGTTATTAGGTGACTTTGAAACATTTAGTAGACACAAAAGTTTAGAACGTGCTATTCTACAAAGTGCTGACTTACTTGAAAAAGGTGAGTATGGTCCAGTTGAACAAAAGATTAAAGAAGCAGTACAAATAGGATTACAAAAAGACTTAGGTATTGATTACTTTGATGATCCTAAAGGTAGACTTACAGGACTAAAAGATAACAACGGCCAAGTAAGTACTGGTTGGGAAAGTTTAGATAAGAAACTGTTTGGCGGGTTTAACAAAGGTGAACTAAACATCTTTGCAGGTGGATCAGGTGCAGGTAAGAGTTTATTCTTAGCAAACTTAGGTGTTAACTGGGTGCTGAATGGAATGAACGTTGTATATCTAACATTAGAATTAAGTGAAGCCTTAGTTGCTATGAGATTAGATAGTATGATGACTGATGTTCCAAGCAGAGAAATATTTAGAGATTTAGATGGTGTTGAAATGAAAGTTAAACTTGTTGGTAAGAAGGCAGGTGCATTTCAGATCAAATATATGCCAAGTGGTAAGACAGCAAATGACATTAGAAGTTTTGTAAAAGAATATGAAATTAAAACAGGCAAGAAGATTGATGTATTACTAATTGACTACTTAGACTTGTTGATGCCAATGAGTAAGAAAGTAAGTCCAAGTGATTTATTTGTTAAAGATAAGTTTGTATCTGAAGAACTTAGAAACTTGGCAATGGAACTACAATGTATATTTGTAACTGCATCGCAGTTGAACAGAGCAAGTGTTGAAGAAATAGAATTTGATCATTCGCATATTGCAGGTGGGTTATCTAAGATACAAACTGCTGACAACGTGATTGGTATCTTTACAAGTAGAGCGATGCGTGAACGTGGTAGATATCAGATACAACTTATGAAAACTAGAAGTAGTTCTGGTGTTGGTGCAAAAATAGATTTAGAATTTGATATTGATTGTTTACGTATTAGAGACTTGGCAGAAGATGAAGACTATCAAGAATTTAATAAACGTAAGAGTACAATTTATGAAGGACTTAAACGTACAAGTGTAACCAACGGTGAAGCAGAAACAGATGCTCCAAAGGAACCAACTGAAGGTGATACAGTAGGCAAAATAACTGCACAGACAGACTCAACTAAACTAAGACAATTCTTAAATAATCTTGATGACGAGGAATAGATGCGTAAAATATATTTCTTCGGAGATAGTTTCACAGTAGACTACCAAACTGATTGGACTTGGACTAGACAAGTCGCACAAAGACTAAACGTAGATGGTTTAGTTAATCATAGTATGATAGGAACCAGTAACGATTGGATCCTAATGCAACTCCGAGATAATTTAAAAGATATAACATCAAATGATATTGTTATAGTTGTATTAACAAGTTTATATCGCTATTGGTTCTTTAAAGACAAGCCTGAACTATCAAACTATATGATAGGTAATTGGGATAACTTTGCAAAGCAAACAGGTGATAAGAGTCAAGTAGATGCAGTAAAGGGTTACGTTACTCACTTACAAAGAGACGATTTAGATCAGTTTAGATTTCAACAACAGGTTGCATGGCTTAAAGGAACACAGAAAAGTTATGGCTTTGATATGTTAGTAATACCTGGATTTACTATGGACATAGACTACTCAGGTATGATACCTGTCATAGGAGATATGACTGGTAGTGTTAGTAACGGAGAATTTAAAACTGCAAAAGATGATGAGAAATGGTACAGTGATGGTATTGATACTAGATATAATCATATGCTACAAGACAATCATACTATAATGGCAGACAAAGTTGTAAACAGTTTATTAACAAAAGCACCATTAGACTTACAGGTAGGATTCAATAGATTTATACTTGAAGGGCACGAACGACTTACACACAAACAAATAGGACCTAAACTAGTACAAACCAGCAACGACCTTTACGGCGAATCAGATAAGAAAGGCGGCCACTGGTTAAAGTAATTTGTCCAAAATCTAATACCCATAGTTTTTTGATTGGTAAATAATTTTACTTAGGCTTAACAAGGGAAAACTATGCAAACTGACTTAGACAACATACAAAGGCTGTTAGATAGATTTAAAAGAAAAGTACCAGAAGGCACAGAATATCAAACACGTCTGACAGAAGAATTCGAACTTATACTTAATCAGAGATTCACTGATTACTTTCTACAAATATGCGATATCATTGATCTTACCAAAGACCTTACACACATGACTCGTGGAAGTGCTGGTAGCAGTTTAATCTGTTACCTATTAGGTATTACTGATGTTGATCCAATCAAATGGAATATACCAGTAGCACGTTTTATGAATCCGTTACGTGATGACTTACCTGATGTAGATATAGACTTTGAACATTGGCGTCAGCATGATGTAATGGAACGTATATTTAAAAAGTGGCCAGGCAAGTCTGCAAGACTTTCTAACTATGTAACTTACAAAGAAAAGAGTGCAAGACGTGAAGCGGCTAAACGTTTAGGCGTTACAGGTAACTTACCACGTAACTTTAAATACGAAAACTTAGGCATTGATGTTAAAGAAGCAAAACGTATAGAGAAAAAACTGTTAGGCAAGAAAAGAGCAATATCAAAACATTGTGGAGGCATCGTTATGTTTACTAGGCAATTACCTAAATCATTAATATCACAAGACAATCAAATACTATTAGACAAGTATGAAATTGAAGACTTAGAACACTTAAAGGTTGACATATTAGCAAACAGAGGTTTGAGTCAACTGCTAGAAATAGATTCAATTACAAAATTAGAACACTATCCAGAAACAGATGAAAAGACAAGTGCATTACTATCACGAGGAGATGTGCTAGGTGTAACACAAGGTGAGTCGCCAGCCATGCGAAGATTATTTAGAGCGATACAACCTAAGTCAGTATATGACTGTGTGTTTGCAACTGCAATGATACGTCCTGTTGCAATGAGTGGTAGACAAAAAGCAAGTATGTTTCAAGACTGGTCAAAAGAAGCAGTACAAGATTCAGTAGTGTTTGAAGATGATGCTATTGATATTATATCAGATATCATTGGTGTGGATATGTACGAAGCAGATATGTATCGTAGAGCATTTGCAAAAAAGAATGACGAAAAAATATTAGAGTTTGTTGAGAAGTTAGGTAATCACCCACGTAAGCAAGAAGCCATGGCCGCACTACAAGAACTATCAGGATTTGGTTTATGTAGAGCACACGCAGTAAACTTAGGTAGACTTATATGGGCATTAGCATATCATAAAGCACATAACCCAGAAGAGTTCTGGAGAGCAAACCTAAAGCATTGTGAAGGATCATACAAACGTTGGGTATATCAATGTGAAGCACATCGTAGAGGTATAGATACTAAACCAGGTTGGTGGCAAAGAGGATTTATTAAAAATTGTTTTGTTAAGCAACAGTGGTTAGAACGTGTAGAGTTTGCAGGAGTGATTGCTAACGGTCGTGTGTTTAAAGGTAAGAACGGCAAGTACGTTACATTTGTTACACTAGGTATTAATTACGGACAGTACATAGATGTAACAATACAAAAGCCATTTGGATACAGAGATGGGGATATCATACACGGCACGGGTGTAATAAGAAGTAGCAACAACAGTGACTACATACAAAGCACTGATGCAAAACTTTTTACACTTTCTGAATGGACCAATAAACTTACCATTTGATCTCAAGTTGATAAATATACTTTTAGTATGCAGAGACGTAATACTAAAAGATTCCACATAAGCGGGTCTTCCATGCCAGACGTTGAACTGGTAGCAATTATGGATAAGGCCCTCAAGAGTCCTTCGTCCTCCGTTTACAAAGTCAAAGTTGAAAACCAAAGATGGGACCGTCAGTACAAGATACTGTGGGCCGATCACATCAATACAATCGATCATTGGAAGCCGTTTGTTTACAAATACGACAAACGTTCTGATGAGTTTGTTTTCTATAAAGAAAGGAAACGGCGACAATGACACCGTTCGAGCAACCTCGCAAACATAATATGCACATAATTCCGAAATTGGTCTTTTGTCGTAAAAAATTAAATTACAAAAAATTTTAGGGAAGTACTTAAACTTTTATTCAGGGTCTTTTTGATCTGCTGGTTCGCAAGTCTGTGGTGCAAATATACAACCTAATGCATCTGCTATTGCGTTAAAGTCAGCAGGTCCGCCATTTGTTATTCGTTCTTTATTAATGATGTTGCCCTCTAGTTTCTTCTTTTCTACTGTTGCATCTTTGTTTGCTACACTACTGCAACCTAACACAGATACGATTACTACTGCACATAAACCGTTAACCATATATACCCTTTTGTTCATACACCATTACTTATCGGGTTTTGGGTATATGGAAATAGCAGTAGATAAGCCGCGGAGCGGAAAAAGCCATTTAAGCGGTGTAACCGCGGTAGCGGTGGAAAAGCCATTTAAAGCAGATCGGTAGCGAAATTTTTTCGACCCGCGAAGCGGTAGCGGTAGCAACGCAAAAACGGTAGCACCGGAAATTGGCCTTTTAGTTTAATACCCTACCTCTTTTTAGCCATGCATTTAAGACACCGTAAATGCTCCTAAAATGCTCCTAAATGGCTCTTAAATGCCTCTTTAGTGTCTTTGTAGTACAAACACCTATCTGACGCATACAAAGACCTTATAGTGCGTTTAAAACGCCTTTTTAAGTGTGTGCTATACTTCGTTGCACACCGTTCGTACTGCACACGGGGCCGGATCTGACTGTGTCCAAAACTGTTGCGAATAATTACTATTCGCAACGAAAGGAGAAACTATGAGTTTTTTGATGCATGAACTATTTGAATTGGCTCTGTTGATAAGTGCTATTGCAGTAACTTGGGCAGTACCACGTCCACAGTGGGTCAGTAGACTGTACACTCGTATAGCACGAGCACTAGGCAGTACACGTTCATTTAACTAATTTTACGATACAAATTCTAATAGCAATTATAAACCAAAAAGCCCCAAGCGAAAGCAAGGGGCTTTTTTTGTGACTTTATATCTTGTTCTTGGCTGGAACCCTAATGTGTCCGGCTACATGACCCACACGTGGACCATGCTTGAAACGATATCCTGAAGTACCGCCAGCATTGGCATCAACCGCTGGTCTCGAACCTGCAAGTAATCTTTCCTTGCGTTTCAAGATCTGTGCCTCACGGTACATCTTGTGTAAATGATCGAATCTGTTCATAACACCCTCCTCTGTTAAAAGTTAGGTGCGTTCCTTCGCATTATGCTACTTCCGTCCCGATTGGGATGAACGTATTACTATTTAGCAGGTGTGGTATGTTCAATTTGCTTGGGTGGCAATTACATTCGGCTTGTAGATACGGTTAAGTTAGCACATAATAAAAAATCTAAAAAATTTAAATACTGTTGAGAGCAGATTAACCTGAGCCGGGGAGAGGGCCATAATAGATCCTATTAGTGCATTTGCCGTAGCAACTACGGCATACAAAACAATTTCAAAAGCAGTAGCCGTTGGACAAGACATAGAAAACGTAACCACCCAGTTAGGCAAATGGTTTACTGCAACTTCAGATATTCGCAAAGCCAAAGAACTAAACAAGAAAGCACCACTGTTTAAAAAAGTGTTTGCCGCAGGTTCAGTTGAAGAAGAAGCACTACAACTGCTGATGCACGAAAAGAAAATCCAAGAGATGGAAAAAGAATTACGCACTCTGCTGAACTTCCGCTATGGTCACAAGACCTGGGAAGAGATGATTGAGATGCGCCGTAAGATAGCCAAGAAGAGGGAAGAAGAGGTATATAAAGTTGAAGAGTTCAAACGTCAACTCATAGAAGCAGTCAGCATCATTGTGCTTATGCTACTGATAGCAGGAGTAGTATTAGGCGTTGTATGGCTGTACATGAACAGATAAGGAGCCGCACATGGAATACTCATTTGGAATACCCCTAAGTACCAGAACCACTGTAAATCAAGATGTAAGCGACCGTCAGACCAAATACATACGCACACGTATTGATCAACTGCGTGAGGATATGGCCAAAGCACATGACCCACTGGATCAGCAATGGTACCAACGTTGCATACAAGAATTAGAATGGGTTCAGCAGATGCGAGGCAAACCCACGCACAACTGCTATATGAAACCCGCCGCAAGGACCTACGAAGAAGATAAAATAGATTCAGATGCGAAAGGTAATTGGTTTTGATTCATGCATTCATGCTCGTAGTAGTACTGGGGTCAGGTGAAGAAGCCACGCAACAGCCTAACCCTATGTACTTTAGAAGCATTGATGTTTGTCAATACTATGCCAAACGTATACCCAGACAGTATGGAAATTACGATTATAAAAGTTTAGTGCCCAGAGAACACAGGATCACTGCATACTGTAAACCAGTTTATACACAAGACGGAGATTACATTTATGATCATTAAACTAGCGATGATGGGTTGGCTACAATGCCATCTGGCTATTAATGTTATAGAAGATGATGTACGCAAGTGCTACTATATCTGTCAAGATGGCACAGATGATTATGCCAGTACCGAACGCCAGTTCCAGTGTCCTGATACTATGTATGTGGACCGTCCACCACTGTCATTTCGAGAACAGCAACGGCTCAAAGACGATGAATAGTACGATCCTGTCAGGCTTTCTACAATGCCACGGTATGGTAAGATAAATATTTTTTGAAGAGGAGCACTTAGATGGCCGATACGTTAGTACTAAATGCTGACGCTAAACCTTATTCCGTTTTACCCTTATCAACGATTTCATGGCAGGAGTCTATCAAATATCTAGTACTTGAAAAAGTAAGTGTGCTAGAATGGTATGATGATTGGATGATCAGTAGTCCTACATGGGAGACTCGTGTACCTGCTGTGGTAATGGTAAAGAAATACATAAGGAAAAATGCATCAGTGAGATTTACCAAATTCAATGTAATGTTAAGAGATCAGTTTACTTGCCAATACTGTTACAGTCGGTTGAGGCGATGCGATTGTACGTTGGACCATATTATTCCTGTGAGTAAAGGTGGAAAGACGAACTGGACCAATGTTGTTACTGCTTGTGGTCCATGCAATACTGCAAAAGGCAACAAACTTTATCCTAAACCAAAAAACACTCCATACAGACCTACCTACTATGATCTAGTCAAAAACAAAGAGTATCTTAATTTAAAATTAAAACACGAAAGTTGGATTAATTATATTGATGCTAATTAAAGACGATGAATAGTACGAGCATACGTGCTCATTGACGAGTCTCTGGAATCACCATATAATTCTGGGTAGTCCTGTCGGAATTTTCTCTGTCGTAGTCTCTGATTGCGTATAGAATCCGATAACCAATCTTCTCGTTCACGATACAGTTGATCATGACGTTCTATACGATCCAATGAGTATAGTGCATAACCCAGTGCACCACACATAAACGTTACAACCGATACTAGTACTACTAGCATTAATGTTACCATAGTTTGCCCCTGATATTGGTAAAATACACATATATTTATAGTTGACTTTATAAAACTGTATGCTAATATAGTGTATATGCTTAAATTAGTATACGAATACATAAAAGACTGGGTACAAGAATACGGGTGGTTGTGTGTAGGAGCACTGGTGCTATTAGTATACGTACAGTACTTGAATGACCCACTGGTTGCTTGGACTATGCAGATTCTGTTCGGAGAATAGAACAGTATTAGTACAAGTACTGAACGGGGTTCTGCGTCCAAAAAAATTAGATTACAAAAAATAAAAGGGAAGTACTTTTCATTTCAGCCTGGTGATTCTACCCCTGCCCACTTGCTAAACAGTTGCTAGAATTGTGCTATAACGCCCCGTGCCCCTCGACCATTCGGTCAAAAAAAATCCCGACATCTCTGCCGGGACCTTTTCGTTTATTATTATTATTTCTTATGCGAGTGTCTTGAACCCTACACTCGCTACAACGTGACGCACACCCTGTGGGTCTTCTACTACGTCTCCTACACTCACAGAGTACATAGGAGCCAGCCTTTCAATGTTAGCCTCAGGGCCTATGTTACCCACTTCGAACACACCCTCTAGGCCCTGCTCTGTGTATATGTTTGACACGTGTGTGAAGTAGCCTTTGGCCATGCCCTCTTTGGCTATTGCTTCTGGATGCTCGTTAAAGTTCATGTCCAGTTTAAGTTTCTGCTTGGGTACGGAGTTATGACCCTCTGCATTAACTTGATCTACTTCTGCGTCTGTTAAGTGTATTTGGTAAAGTTTGTAGTTCATATTGCCCTCTTTCCTAATTGTTATATACAGTATAAGGTCTAGAATCCAAAAGGTCAACCCCTAATTTACATAAGATGAACCCCCAGGACGAGGGCACATCCCAGGGGTTCTGATACAGCACTGAGCCAGGGTTGAGGGCAGTTAGGCTCGTCTTAGTACTGTATTCTCAGCCATAGCCTGCCAATTGTTTGGAAAGGCCTTAGCGAGATCGGCTACTTTAAGAACTGTACGTAGTGACAGTTCACGTAATTTCTTCTTGTTAACATCAATGAAGTCTATGACTTCTTCATGTGTTTCTGGCGGTAATGCATGAGCCGTAAGCATTCCGTCCTTAACGATCTGCTTGATACGTAGCATCTTCTCCCTCTCAGTATCAATGGTTAGATCGATATAGTGACATCTGGATTCAATTGCTTCCAGGTGATCCCTCATCTTCTTTGACTTAACGTTGTCAAACTTGATATTGGTAATGAATATTGCACTACCTTTGAATTCGAATGAATCCGGCACTCCCTCATTACGTAACTTGAATGAGTCAGTGTTCCAATGGATTCGTCTAGTCTTCTTAGAATCCAGAGCCGCTTTTAGAATGTTAAGACTTAGGTCGTCCTGTAACACAGAGTCACAGTCATCAAAGACCAGCACGTTGTCCTTGTCTGCGTAGTTGTACAGTTTACAGTACAGACCGATCGCCGACATAGCACCTTTCACAACCTGATACTTGGGTTGAGTCTCACCCAGTGTTGAGATCAAGTCATGCTTGCCAAGAACCTTCTCGACACCAAACGACTTACCAACTCCTGGAGGGCCTGTAACAATCATTGCCCTTACATCGCCCTTCTTACAGGCTCTAGTCATATCCTCCAGGATATCGAATCGTTCACGTATACGTTCGATGGTCTCTTCATCTGTTTCTTCACGTTTAGTAACAGCCGCTCTGGTTGACTCATAGTCATCGGCGCTGTTTACTTTGATCTTGATGTTACGATCTGGGAAACCAGCAACTGCTGATCCATCTACTGTTACGTAGCCGCCCTGTGCGCCTACCTTGAACTCTTCTACTAGTGGAAACACCATCCCAGCAAGTTCTACGTCCTTGCCACGGATCTTGTAACTACCTGAAAGAATTTTGATTGATTTTGTCATATTGCCCTCGCTTTGTTAAAAATTAATATTGCCTTATTGTTCTTACAGTATATGATCTTACTGCTCAGTTGTCAACCCCTATTTTCCTTGAACTTCTAGAATTGGTTGATCGAACTCTTCTTCTGCGGTATCACCTGCAAAGTCCAACAAGTCCTGAGCCAATGCTACTGCTTCACTCTTGCTCATAGTCACGGAGTTGAAGAACTTGTCTGCTGGACCTCTTTCGTCCTTCTGCCAGTCCCTTGCGGTTGTGATCTGCACACAGGCTCCTCTGTTCTCGCCGCCCCAGAATCTGGTTAAGCCGACCTTACCTCTGTTTCTTGATTTTAATTCTGTACTCATTTTGCCCTCTTATTTGTTTATTATGTTTATAATATAACACATTGAATCCAATATGTCAACCCCTAAATTCCTAAAAGTGCACCATTGATATTAAGTGCTATCGAAGCCCCAAAGATCCAAAGTAATGCACCAAGTAAGAAATAAAGTCCTATTAGAACGATCGCCGCCTTAATGCAGAACATCAATATGTCTGGAAAGAACTTTACTACTACGAACGCGATTGCGATTAAACCA